AATTTTAATTTTCTATCTCTTTTTATAATTTCTTTATTTATATTATTAATATTAGTATTTAATATTTTTTGTATTTTTCTTATATTTAAAATATCCATAATAATTAAATTATAGATATTTTAAATATGAAAATAGTTTTAATAATTTACAATAAATATTTTTAGAATCAATAAATATATAAAATATTTTTAATTTATTGATTTATTGTATAAAATCTTAAGTTTCTAGCATTGTCTTCAAGGGTGTAAAATATAGTATTAGTCATAATTAAATACATTCAATAAACAACTTATAATATTTATTCTTTTGTCATTTTTTCTTCAAAATATATGATATTATTTTGAGTTAAATTTTTATATCTAAAATAAAGTTCTAAATCTATACAAATAAAATCAATTCCTTTTTTATCTTTAATATCATACATACCTAGTTTTTTTCTTAGTTCTAATAATTTAGGTACTTGAAATGTACTACATATTCTACCCGTAATTAATGATCTTTTTGATTTTTGTTTTTCTCGTGTCAGTACTTCTTCTTCAATAGATTTGTCCACAATTTTAAATTTTTTGATATCTTTTATTATATTGTATTCTATAATACAATATATTTTATTATATTCTTTATTATGTTGTTTTTTAATAAGATTTCTATAGGATTTGATTTTATTTATTAATTCTTTTGAACATAATGTATATTTTATATTTTTATAATCAATATTATTAATATCTATATTTTTATTAATACTATCAATTACATAATAATTATTATTTACAATAAATCCAACATATAAATTTTTTCTTATTTTAGTTTTATCATATATTATATCTGTATTATAATTTATTAATTTTTTACTATTACTTAGATAATGGATAATATCTTTTATATATTCCATTTCAATATTTTGTAAATAATTATTTAATGTATATGATATAAAAAATACTAAATTATTTGTATTTAATTTATCTAATACTAACCCAATAATTGCATCTTTATATTGTTTAATATTACTATTTTCATCTTTTATCATTTGAATATGGTCATCATATATTTTATTAATATCTTTTGTTATTGTTTTAATTAGTTTCGTTTCATTTATCTTATTATCATCTTTTTTATTTTCACCATTATTATAATCTACAGTAATATTTTCTAAATCAATATGATTTGGTTTTGTATCAGATGGATATAATCTATATATCAATGGTATTTCATCTCTATCTAAATCAAATGGTTGAAATATATAATAATCACCTCTGTAAATAATATAACCTTTCCTTCCAAATTTATCATATATTATTTCATTTTTATTATCTACTAATTCTTCTAATGCACTATAAATAAATATTTTATCTACATCTTTTATTTTTTTTAAAATATGTTCTTCAATTAATTTTAAATGAAATACAATATTTTCTCTAAACATACTTTTAATACTTTTCTTTATTAATGCTATATCATTTGATGCAAAACGCAAATTATAAGTATCTGTATTTATAGGATAATTTTTATTCGGATTTGGTAACCAATTACATTTAAAATTACATTCCTTTTTATAATCACAAATAGAACTATATGGTTTATCTGCAATAGGTAAATATAACACTTCACCACTTGATGTTATTTGTTTTACTTTTTTATTTGTTTTTATTAAATTTGTATTTTTGAAAAATACACAATCTATTGCTGATTCTTTCATAATTCTTCCAATGTGTTTAATTATAACATCTTTATTCTCTGCAATTCTATAATTTTTTAAATCAACACTTTCTCTTTTTGATAATTTATTATTATTATCTAATATTGCTGCATATTGATATATTTCAACATTTTTTTCTTCATCTAACAAATCATGATGTGAACGATAACGAATCGCTCTTCCAATAATTTGTTCATGTCTGGAAAGATTGTACCATGGTTCAATTATATGTACTTGTCTTAATCTTTTAAAATCTAAACCTTCACTTACGGAACGAGTACCTATAAAAATTTTAATTTCTTCGCCATATTTATTTTTATCACTGCTAAATTTTTTTAAAGCTTCATCTTTTTTAATTTTAATTATTTCTTTTGATTCTCCAAAATATAATATATATTTAGCAAATCTAAAAATATGATAATGACTTGATTTTAAATTATGATGATCGTCATGATTTTGTTCATTCCCACATAAATAACATATTGGTCTTCTTTTACCACCTTTCTTTAATTGATTTGGTGTATAATCTAATAATTGATCTTCACCTTCTATACATTCTCTATAAAATCCATTTTGTTCTAACATTAATGCAAATGGAAGTGTTCCTTGTTCAATAAATTGAGAAAAAACAAATATTAATCCCTTTGATTTTTTAATAGTTTCTAATATTTGTGCAAATTTAATGGAATATTTTTCAATATGTTTTTGATCTGCAAAAGGTATTTCATTTACCGTATCTTTATTAAAAATCGCATGAGATTGATATTTATATTGAATTTTTTTACGTTGTCCAATTATTTGAATATTTCTATAATAACCACCACTTCCATTATCAAAATCAGAATCAATGGAATATTTGTTAAATGAACCAATATCTTTAGATTCTGATATTGGATATGTAATATTAGAAATTTTAATTAAATCTAATAAACCTAAATCTTTTGAATTATCTTTTAAATTATTTTCCATATTTTCATCATGTTCTAAATTTTCTTTTAACTTTCCATCAGTTATTTTTTTATTTAAATAATAAGAATAAGTATTAGATTGAATATTTTTCATATTACACAATATTAATTTAGTATATTTAATTTTTTTATTATTTTCAATTTTTTGTCCATTCATATAATATTCTGCATTTGGAATCATTGATTCTTTGGGATATATTCTAAATGGAAATATAAAAGGTTTTTCTCCTCTCATATAGGATATATATCCATTAAATACTTCTCTTAATCTTTTATCAGCATTTTCTTTCAGTGTTCCATCTTTTGAATTAAAAATTTCATTTCTATCTATTTTTGGTCTACCATCATTTAATAATAATAAATTTATATAATAAATAATTTCATCTGGTCTATCAAACATAGGAGTTGCACTCATTAATATTAATTTAATATTTTTACCATATTTAATAATAGATTCTAAAATGGGTTGAATATTACGCGATAATTCTTCTTTTCTATTTGTTTTAATATTTTGTATTTCATCAATAATGATAACTCTATCATCAAATTCTTTTGATATAAATTTTTTAATTTTATCATTTATATTTTTTTCATCTCCTTTCCATCCACCTGTATTTTCAATAATATAATTCGCAAATTTACCATATCCAAAAAATTGATAATATGATTTTTTTAATTTTAATAATTCTTTTTCTTTTTGCTGTTTTGTTAAAAATAGATTTTCATTACTTATATTATAAGCCGAACCCGTACATTGTACAATATCTTCTGGATGTCTTTTTTTATATTCTTTTACTGGATCATATAATTCTTTTAAAAAATTTTTTTCTAAATTTGAAATAACTAATATTTTTTTATTTATATTTTTTAGTGTTTTTTTAAATCCTTCCGCAATAGATATTGCCGTACATGTTTTACCAACACCTGTTGCATGAAATATTAATATTCCATTATAAGGAGTATCTGGAGATATATAATTCTTTAAAAAAATTTGATGAGGATCAAGAATAAAATCTTTTTTCTGAACATATTCTTTATTCCAATCTATTTCTTCTTTAATTTCAGTATCTCTAAATTCTTTTTTGATATATATTTTTTCATTAAAATCTTTATCTGTTATTTCTGGATAAAACATAAACATCCTTCTATTATTTGTTAAGAAAAAAATATTTATAATTAATTTTTATTTACTTAAAGTAATATTATTATAAATATTAAATGGAAGCATCTGATACATTAGATCATCATGATCTAAATAATTCATTCGATGATATAAATAAAAAATTTTTTTGTATGAATTGTGGTAAAAAAGGACATGTATCAAAAAAATGTTTATGTCCTATTATTAGTATAGGTATTATATGTATAAAAATAAATATTGATGATTTTGATATTAATACAATTATAAGTTATAGTAAAAAAATACAAAATAAATATTTATTTACAATAGATGAAATAATAAAATTAAAAAAAATAAAAAAAAAAATAGAAAGTATAAATCTTTCAAATTTCAATAATATTATACAATATTTATTAATTAGAAGAAAAAATAGTTTAAATTATGTTGAATTTATAAGAGGTAAATATGATATTAATAATTTAGATTATATTGAGAAAAGTATAAATTTTATAACATCTTTTGAAAAAAATCTTATAAAAAATACATCTTTTGATATTTTATGGAAAAATTTATGGGGTAATGAAAATATATATAATAATAACGAATATAATGAATCATTTGAAAAATTTAATTTATTAAAAAATGGATTTTATGTGAAAAAAAATGATATTAATTTATTTATTTCATTTAATAAATTAATTAATGATAGTATTTATAATTATGAAGAGCCTGAATGGGGGTTTCCAAAAGGAAGAAGAAATTTAAGAGAAAAAAATATAGAATGTGCAAAAAGAGAATTTGAAGAAGAAACAACTATATCTTGTAATAATATTAATATAGTAAATATGACTCCTCTTGAAGAAACGTATATTGCTTCCAATAGTTTAAAATATAAGCATATATATTATATATCACAAATTAAAAATAAAAATATGGAATTAAAACTTGATAATAATAATGTAAATCAAAATATAGAGATAGGTGATATTAGATGGTTATCACTAAAAGATAGTTTAAAAATTATTAGAGAATATAATATAGAGAAAAAAAATATATTATTAAATTTACATCTAAATATTAAATATACTATTGAAAATTTCAAGGAATTATTAAATAATTTATTAACAAACTATATTTAAACTCTTAGAGACAATCAATGGTATTAACTATTTTTAATATGAAATATATTAATGATTAATAATATTATAAGTATGAAAAAAATACCATATATTATTTTTATATGATTTTTTTTATGTTTTATATTTTTATTTCGAAAATTTTCATCCTTATCGAATATTATTTTTTTTTGATATACATCTTCATATTTTTTAATAACAATATCATAAGATAATAATTTTTTTCCTATTTCTACATTTACCATATTATGCATATCTATTAACCAATATACTAATGATTTTCTGTTATCTAAATAATCTTCAATTGGATGTTCATTTAAATGTCTTTTATAATTTTTTTTGCATACTGAACATGGTATAACTTCTTGTAAATTTAAAAAAAAATTTTTATAATTATTCTTATCTTCCATAGTTGGTTTTAAAGGATAATTAAAAGTTATACTATGTAATGAAAACCATAAATGTGGACCCCATATATTTTGATTCATATCTGTTATTAAATATTATTATTTTTTTATAAAAATATCAAATTATTTTTTAATTTATTATAATATATTTTTAAACGCATATTTAATTATTAAATAATTATTTAATAATTATTAAAGAATTATTAAATAAAAAAAATCTTAACATAAATTATATAAAAATGGATAATATGAAAAATATTAAAAAAAATTGGATGAACTCATTATCATTTTTAGATAATAATCTGATTAATAGTGCAATTGTTATAATATTAGTATTATACTGTTCAACTATATTTGATAATATTAACAATTTTGTAGGTAATTTATATAATTATAGTATTGTTAGAGTAATAATTTTGTTATTAATAATATATGTTGCACCTAAAGATACTACTATTGCAGTATTATTAGCATTGTCATTTGGTATTTCATTAAATTATACGTTAAATAATGAATATTTTTATGGTTTAGGTAGTCGTTTGCAGAATAGACGATTAGAAAAAGAATCTTTTAATAATCCTGTATTGGATCATAAATATATTGCTAATCAAAAAGATATACATGAAAACGCTGAAACAGAATCTTTTAATAATCCTGTGATGAAACATAAATATAAAAATGCGGAAACAGAATCTTTTAATAATCCTGTAATGAAGCGTAAATATGTAGCTAATCAAAAAGAATCATTTAAAAATAACAGTACTACAAAAGAACATTTCTTTCCATTTGATAATAACGGAATGACTGTTGAACCAGACACTGTAGATACATCAGATAAAACAAATGATAATAAATCTTGTATGCAAAATTACACTCCAAAATTTGAATCTGTAGGAGATGTATGTTCTCCAACAGCAACATTTAAAAATGAATTTAATGCACAAGGTTTAAATTATCCAGAAGGATATTTAAATACTGTTATTGGAAGTCCATTAACTCAAACATAAAAATACTATTTAAAAAAATAGTTATATAATTATAATTATGCTATATAATTATAATTTTAATAAAAAATTAAAAAAAAATAGAGACAGTTATTCATTACAAATAACTATACCAAATAATTATAATAATTTTTGTTATAAAATATATGGCAATAAAGGATATTATAATCATGGTAAATACAGTTCATTAAATAATACATATCTAAATAATAGTTTAATAATAAATATTGATAAAGAACAAATAATATTTATTAATATATTATTAAAAAACGATAATGAATATTATGATTTTTTAAATATGAAAGATGAAGTAAAAAAAAAATATAAAAAAAATATAAAAATGAATATTCAAAAAAAATATCATGATACTTTTTTTTTAAATAAAATTAAAAATTCCGATGATAATTCTTCCGAAGATAATTCATCCAGTGATAATTCTAAACAAAGTTTAGAAGAGGACTCATCTGATAATCATTCAAAACAAAGTTTAGAAGAAGAATCATCCGATAGTCATTCAAAACAAAGTTTAGAACAAAATTCATTACATGATTCAGAAAAAGATTAAATATAATAATTTATATAGAGATAAATATTTACAATATTATATTCCTTATAATTTTTTCATTAAATAAAGATATTTCTTTGAAAATATCTAAAATATTTTTAGGTAATATAAAAATATTTTCAAAATATTAAATTTTATACTATTATTTAATAATATTATAAAATAATTATAAATGGATAGATGGTAAATATCTTTTACAAACTTTTGCATACAATGCTAGAAACTTTAATTAATAACTAAATATTATTTTTTTATAAATTATATTGTTATATTGTTATATAAATATAAAAATATTTATTTAAAATATTTTTAAAAATTTTATTTTTAAAAATATATTTTTAATTTATTATATTAAAATTTTTAGCATTGTCTTCACAGGTGTAAATATATTTTTAAAATAAAATTTAACACAATGTTAAAATGAACTTACTATAATAAAATATTATATTTTTAATAAATAAAGTTATAAACCATAAAAAAAATACATATGTATTTTTATTTTATCAATAATTTACTGATATTGAATGATAAAATAGTTTAAATATCTATTAAAAATTATTATTTTAAATTATAAATTTTTTTAAATTATTATTTTTAATAGATGTATATAATATAAATAAAATGGATAATGATAATGTTATTTTTGCTTTTTTAACAATCATTATAATTATTGTAATTATATATTTTATAATATTACTTTTATCAAAATATAGTAATATTAATGTTGTTGATAGTGAAATGCATTCATATTATGTAGATACAATTATAAAAGATGATGGTAAAAATATGAATTATTGTTTACCTGGATGTATTAGAGGAATATGTAATAAAAATAAAATAAATAATTCATGTAAACATGATTATCAATGTCAATATTGTCAAGATAAAGTTACAAATATGTTTTATGTAGATTTATAACAATATCTGAATTCTAATAAAAATACTTCTAAAATATTTATATAAATTAATAATATATAATCTTGAAAATGAATAATATAATGAATGAAATTAAAAATGCAAATAATAATTTTACAAGATTAGAAAAAATTAAAAGCAATATAAAAAAAATATTACAATCAATACATATTTCACCAGAAGATAGAACAAAATATAGATTTTTATTAGCATATATAAATAAAATTTTAAAAAAAAAAAAAAAAATAATAATTTTGAAATAAATATTAAAAAAAATTTACCAATTATAAATCGAGAATTATTAAATATACCAATTCACTTTAATAATAATTTAAATGAAATAAATATTTCATCTGATATATATAATATCGATAAAAAATTTTATCAACATTTATTATTTGATCAATATTTACATGAAGAAAATGGAGAAATATTTATTCAACAAACGTATATTTTCTTAAGGACAATAATAACCTTTGCAAAAAATTTTCATATAAATAATTTGGATAAACTTATATCTATATTTTATCATGTTGGAATAAAAAATATATCAGAACAGATTAAAACAATAGAAAAGTTAAAATTTTTACTTCTATTATCTGGATATAGATTAGAGAATCAGAGTGGTCATGCAATATTATTATATATTGAGAAGAGTAATATATTAAAAAAATATAACTTATATATATTTAATAGTGGCGAAGGCATTGAATATCATAATAATAATATCGGAATTAAATTTAATAATATATCATCAGAGAATATATTTGAAATATTAAAATTTAATTTAATTTTTAATAAAATTAAAAATTCAAAAAAAAATTTAAAATATATTGCAAAAAAACTAAATAAAATCGGTATATATATAAATGAACATAGTAAAGAATCTGAAATTAAAAATATTCGCAATTTTTATGCATTATTATTTTCAATTGTAAATAAAAATTCAATGATAATTATTTTTAACGATAAACCTCAATTATCAGGATCATGTACATTTTATTCACATTTTTATTTTATAAAATATTATTTTAAAATTAATAATTTAGATTTTGATAAATTTTATATTTTTTTAAAAAGAGTTGCAATTAAAATTATTACAGAATATAATGGTGATAATAAAAATATATTAACTCTTTTATTTTTACTAAAAAAAGATTATACAAGTGATTTACCATATAATAATATTATTACAAATTGTATTATAAATAAAATAAAAGATGAAACAATAATTTGGAATACTAATATAAATTTAATAAATTCAATTGATCCATATACTAAACAAATTAAAGATATTATAGATAATTCATATAATAAAAATAAAAATTTAGAAAAGTTTGTTCAGGATTATTACGATTACATTAAAAATATTAATAATAGAAGATATATATTGAATGATTATTATATGGCTAATATATATTTTTATTTATTTTATAATATAATATATGATTATTTTATTGTAAATAAAAATAATATTACAATTGATAAAGATACTATAAAAAATATACTTCATATAATTAATAATATATATATTATATTTAATATATATTCAATAAAGTATGAAATAACAAAAACTTTTAATTTATTTATTACATCTAAAATTATAATTTTAGATTATTGTATATCAAAAAAATTTATTAATAATAAATCACCTAAATATAATATTAATAAATATAATTTCGATCATATAATTATTTTACAACCAATATTTATTAAAACAAATATTTTAACATATTTAAATAATTTTAACGAAGATGATATAATTTTTGAAAGCATATTTCATTATCAATTATTTCATTATCAATTATTACATCAAACTGCATTATTTATTTTATTAAAACTTAAAGATATAAAATGTTTTGAATATACATATTCATACGAGATTTGTCATTCTGATATTCGAAATTATACATATAATTTTGAATCTTATAAGAAATTATTAATAAAATATAATGAAATTGAAGGTATTCGGGTAAATATAATAAGTAATCATTATTTTAATCAAACGGAAGTATTAAATATTTTAAATGAAATTATCAATTCATCTGAAAAAAAGTATTTTTTATATATTAATAAGTTAATTATAAATCATAAATATATAAATTATGAAATATTTAAATATTTTTTTGACAATATAGATTTTAATACTTTTTTAAATATTTTTTTTAAATATATTGTTGATTCTAAATATAGAAATGAGTACACAGAAATTATTAAAATTATTTTTATATTTTTATATATATTTAAAGGAAACAAAGAAAAAATTAATGAACCAATAAACAAACAAATTATTCAAGAATTTATTCGTATTTACTATTCAAATAACGAAATATTATTAGATATATTTAATGATAAATATTATAATGTATTTATGAAAAATATCGAAGAAACAGAATATTTAGCATTAATAAATAATATTGATATTCATTTTTATAATAATTTTCATCATTTAAAAATCACAAATAATAATTTAACAAAATCAAATATTAATATAAATATATGTAATAATTTGCAAATAAAATATAATTATATTGCTGATAATAAAAAAACAAACAATATTTTTAGAAAATTCATTTATTTAGAAAATTATCCTGATATATTTATATATAAAAATAGTTTAGTTATTTGTAATGAATATTATAATATAATTAGTAAATCATCAAATAATATAATAAATTTATGGAAATATAATTTAAAAAATGGATATTTATTAGAAAAAGATGACAAAATATATATATTTTTAATGATAAATAATGAATTTATAAATTTATTATATGAAGATAATTATTGGATTTGTAATCAAGTATCAAATATAATAATAGATAATTTTAATGAAAAATACTATTTAATAGAATTACATTATACATTATTATTTCCATTAATAAATGATGATATTATAATTAGAAATGAAAAATTAATTGCTTTATTTTTATCTTTATTAATTTCAAAAAATCATTTATTACCATTATTTTTTTACAATATGATTAATTTAAAATATATTAAAGAAATAAAAGATAATATTATTTTTAAATTATTTATTAAAGTTATAGAAAATGATTTAATAGATTCACCATTTAAAATATTATATTTATTAAAATTTAAAGATATAAATATCAAATATAAGAATGAATTTAAAAAAAGAAAAGATTATTTAAATATCAGTAAAATTGATATTTATCATAATGATTATTATACAATAAATTTAGAAGAAAAAATAAGAAATATTATAAATAATTCATTTATATTAGATAAAAAGTATGAATTAAATATTGAAGATGATTATAATAATATTTTTAATAATTTATTTATTAGTAATAATATAATTTCATTACAATATTTATACAATACATATTATAATAATTTTTATAATTTAATTTATAAATCATATATAAATGAAATTAGAAATATAAATGATAAAAATACTAAAAATAAATTAATAACTTTAATATCTTTACATAATTTTCAAAGATCCACCGAAGATATAATATTTGAGATACATACTAAAAAATTAATCAATTTGAATCAAAAAAATTTTATTACATATATTGATAATAAACTTAAATTTAATGAAGTTCAACAATTATTAATGGGTTCTGGTAAAACTTCCGTAATAACACCATTAATAATACTTAAATACTACTTTAAAAGTGTTTATTCAAATTTTATTATTGTATTACCTAATTATCTTGTTAATCAAAGTTATAATATAATAAATTCATTTATGAATATAATATATAATTTTAGTGATGATTTTAAATCAGAATTTAAAAATCAAGATAATGGATATAATAATAATAATAAAATTTTTATAACATCCGATAGTATTATAAAAAAAAATATATTAACAAATATTTATAATAATAATGGAATAACTACTATAATGAATAAAAAAAATACTTATTTTATATTTGATGAAATAGATAGTTTAATAAATCCTTTAAAAAGTGATTTAAATATACCAATAAATCATCAAAAACATCCAAACGCAGATAAAATATATGAAGACTGTATTATAAATTATAAAATATATAGACAAAATAAAACAAATATTAATAAAACATGCAATAAAAATTCAATAGAAATAAAAATAAATAATTCAAATATAAATATAGAACCTAAAAATCTTAATGATAAAAATTTACCAATTTATTTACAAGAAATATTAAATAATAAAATAATTGATGTTATTCGTAAACTAGATATTTTAAAATATAATAAAGATTATGGATTTGGTGATTATATTAATTGTTATGAAAGTAATAATAATATTAAAAATAATAAAAATTATTTTCTAGCAATTCCATATAATTATATAGATTCACCTGTTAATTGTAGTGAATTTAGTGATTATGAAATTTTATTAATTTTTACAATTAATTCTTATATTGAAAATGGTAAATTAAGAATATACGATGTTTTATTAATATATGAATTATTTGCCGAATTATATAAAATATCTAAATATATTATTGAATTTAAATACAATAAATTAATAAAAGATTTAAAAAAATATGATAGTGATATAATAAATAAAATATTAAAAATTGATACAACGAATAAAATATCAATTATAGAACTTACAGATAAAATAAATAATTTATTAAATATTGAAGATATTATTTATTCTTATATAGAATTTATAATATATCCAAATTTTTTTGAAATTTCATTTAATCAATATAATATTTCTACTGTTGATATATTAGGTGAGTCATTTGCGAATAATAAAATAACTTTTTCAGGAACTGTTGATTTTCAATTACCAGCAATAATAATAAACGAAATAATATCTAAAAATAATATATCAAAAATAAATAATGCATTATCTTATTGTTTAAAGGATATTCATATGGATAATAGTTCAAATAATAATATTAATGATGCATTTTATGGTAGAAAAACAGAAAAACCAAAAATATTATTATTTAAAAAAATTGAAAATAATATAGAAGAATGTTTATTAAACTATTTATTCAAGGAAACTAATATAATACATTATGATACATTAATAGATGTAGGAGGTTTTTTTATAAAAACAGATGTAATGAGTATTGTAATTAAGATATATGAATCTTTTAAAGAAAAAAATAAAATAAAAAAAATAGTATATTTAAACAAAGATGATGAAAAAATGATATATGATGGTAATGAAAAAAAATATAATAATGAAATAAATGATATTTTTATATATTATGATAACAAACATACAATTGGTATTGATTTTAAACAACCATATAAAATGAGAGGATTAGTAACAATAAATAATAATAATACTTTAACAGAAGTTGTACAAGGAATATTTAGATTAAGAAATATTAATATAGGTCATACTATAGATTATTTTTATAATAAAGATAATAATAATGAGAATATTACATTAAAATATATATATTCAAAATTAATAAAAAATGGTAATAATAGAAAATTAGAAACAAAAAGTAAAATGCAATATCAATGTATAAAATATTTAGACAGAACAATAAATAAAAATAAAAAAAGTTATTACGAACATATATATTATGATAATTATAAAGAACATATTAATACATATTTTAAGAAAAATATTCAATCTTATCAAGATTATATAAATTTACATATACAAACAATTTTACAAAAAATAAACATAAATAGCATAAATATAAATAATATTATTTTAAATAATAATTTATTAAATACAAATATAAATATTAACATTGATGTTGATAAAAATATTGCAATGAATAAAAATATTAAAAATATATTTACTAGAGAAAAAGGTAATAGATTAGATTTATATATTTATAATATATCAAGTTTTAAAATATCTTTTATTGATTACTTTAATATAGATTTTTTTAAAAAAGGTATAATATTAAAAATTATTGGAAGTAGTAATTTTTATTATTACAATGCTCATTTAATATATTTAATAAATGACTTTTTTGCTAATATATGTGAAAAAAATGAAAATAATTTTATAAATTTTGATTTTTTTTATAATAATATCCAGAAATATATTATTAAAGATTGTGAAGATATTATGGAACAAATCGGTAAGAGTAATAATCAGATACATAATAAGACTCTTTTAAATATATGTGAATTATTAATTCAAAACGGTCATGCTGGTAATATAATTAAAAAAATAAATATAATAAAATTAGATAATACTAATTATTATTTATCACCATTATTAATCGAACCTTTCGAACCTTATATAGATTTTTTAGGAAAATATCAAAATAAATTATTTTCGCTTTTGATTCATAATGATTTAAGATTATTATTATCACATTATGAAACATATAATATAATAGATTTATTAATGAAAGATAATAAGAAAAATGTGTATATATATAGTATTTATAATAAACTAATATATGGAAATATACAAGATGCTCCATTATTAAAAGATAATGAAAAACTTATATTATTTAATATATTTTTTGATATAAAAGATACAATAAATATATTATTTCAAAATGATTTAGAAGAATTATATGACATGTTAAAATTAATTGAATTTTTTAGTCAAAAATATTATTTTAATATTGAAAAATTAAAAAATATAAAAAATATTAAACATATAGATTTTTATAAATTATTTAATTTAGAAAAAAAAAGTATGAATAGTGATTTTATAAATACATTTGAAGAAATAGTAAAAAATACACTCAATGATAAATAGTTAATATTTAATAAATTAAAAACAATTCTAAAACAAGATAGATTAAAAATGGTTTTTAAATTTGTCATAATTTTAAAAATCAACTTACTATAAACTATATAAAATAATTTTGTAAAAAACATAATTTAAAATATTATATTATATTATAATGTTTATTTTATATGTTTTAGAAGAATGCCCATATTGTAACAATTCTCTAAAAGAATTAAAAAATAGAAAAATAAAACATAAAAGTATTGTTGTTAAAAATACAGATGAAGATAAAAATTTTTATAAAAAACAAAATGGTATGAATACATTCCCTCAAATATTTGTTCAAGTAGATAAGGACAATTTTCTTAAAATAGGTGGTAATAATGATCTAATGGAAGTTCTTGAACAATGTAATAATATTAAAAACTCAAGTTCTTCATTAGATTCAATATATTATACATATAGAAATATTTATGAAAAATAAAAATATTTAAGCTCTTATTGATTTACACCCTTGAAGAATTAAAATGGAACAAAAATTCTATAAAAATAACTGATACCTAAAGGTTTAGGTTTTTCAACCTTGTAGTAAATTTTGGGTATGTCAAAGTCTTT